CGAGCGTCCTACCGAAATAATCGATGAGATCGAGCAACAATTTGGATTTGAGTATGTGGAGTAAGATTGCACAAGTACTAAGCTTGAGTTTGATCCTGTGCGGAACTGCGTATGCGGATGAGCCCGACACTGCACCACCTGCTACAAATGGGCAGTTTACCATTTTAGATTTAAATCAGCGCGCCCCATTTCGCGGCACACTTTTTGATCCCGCTGCGACGGCACACATTCTAACCCTGCAAGACAGATTAAGATCACAATTTCAAATTGAATTAGATTACAGCCTAGGCCAACTGCAGGCGGAACATCAGCTTGAGCTTACAAATCTTGATATAAGGTACACTGCTTTAGATGAAGAATATCAACTAAGGGTTCAGGCAAAAGATCAGGAGATTGACCAGCTTAATCAATCCCTAGCCAAGCTCAGTCGCAATGATAGACACTGGTTTGTAATTGGCGGCTTTGCCATCGGCGTGGGGGTCACAGCAGGCATTATCGCAGCAGTAAATAACGCAGGTAAATAATGAGCGAAAAAGATTGGGATAAGCTTGCAGCTTATGAAAAAGCTATATCTAAGAAATATGGCAAGGAAGCAGTTCAAAATCCAAAATCCAACTGGACAGATGAAAAAGAGCGAGATTACGTTAGGCAGCAGAAAAAGTTGTATGAAAAAGAGATACGACAAAGAGAGATAACAGAGAAGATCGAACACGAAGGCGTTTTGGTTTCTAAAAAACTACTTAATAGAGATTCAAAACGTCCATGTCCGATTTGCAGTAAAATGTTTTTTAGAGCAATGGATGATGTCACTATGACAAAATACGATTGCTGTTTTGCATGTTATGTAAAGTATGTTGAGAATCGTGAAGAGCGATGGCTAGGAGGGTGGAGACCAGATGAAGATCACAAAAGCACAACTTAAGCAGATTATTAGAGAAGAATTAGTAAAGATGGACGAAATCGATGTTAATCCTCCGGTGGTCTCATCAGTCAAAGATTACGAAGACGCACACAAGAAAATGACCAAAGACGTAGATCAAATTATCGGGGATCTTAGAAAGCTAGCGGGAGATGACCCTGAAGGTAAGACTCTCGCAATGATGGTTGGCTACATTGTCGACGTGACTAGCAAAGAAACAAAACAAGAGCTTAAGTAAAAACCACACTATTTAGTATTGAGGAAACAAGTATCATGGCAACAACTTTAGAAATTATTCAAGGTATCCAACAGGCCGCATCCAACGCATATGATGGCGCCTTGGACGAAAACGGCGAACCTGTAACGGTTGGATTAAAAAGAGAAGAGGGGAACCCACTTCTTGACCAGAGGGTCATGGATGGCTTTAACGTGTCATTTTATGGCAACAAATTGTGCATTGGTTATCACTCTGAAGTACGCCTCAAGGAAGTTTACGGAAGTAACTTTGAGGCCGACACAGAACAAATGATTGAGGATATCGCTAGCTTTCTAAAGAAAGAGTATAAAAAAGTAACGGGCAGCAGCCTATCGCTTAAAGCTCTCGGCGAAGTCGATGTAATGGTGCAGAATACCTCCAAGGTTCGTTCTTGGGTTCAGGCTAAGAAACACTATGAAATTGGTTCACTTAATGAAGTCGAAGCAGTTCCCGGCTATGATGATGAGCCAGAAGAGCGCAAGATGGATCCAGACTTTGAGAAATTTATGAAGTTAGGTGGCTTGGGCAAAAAGGCAAAGAACGATAAAAGACCAAAGGACAAAGGCCCCCAGTCTTGAGACGATGATGATGCATGACTTCGCAATTATCCAAAAATGATAAAGTTAAAGAAATCTTAAAGTGTGGTAAAGACCCAAGTTATTTTTTAAAAAACTACGCTAAAATTTCTCACCCGATGCACGGGCTAATTCCTTTTAAGACTTATGGTTTCCAAGATGACTTACTGGAAAATTTTAATGATTATCGCTTTAATGTCATTCTAAAAGCACGCCAGCTTGGTATCTCTACCATTACAGCTGGATACATTGTATGGATGATGATGTTTCACCGTGACAAGAATGTGCTCGTCATGGCAACAAAGTTTGGAACAGCAGCTAACTTGGTTAAAAAAGTAAAGGCTATTGTAAACCATCTTCCACCATGGCTAAAAATAACCGATATTAAAATTGACAACCGCACTTCATTTGAACTGGACAACGGATCTCAAATTAAAGCTTCCTCGACCTCGTTTGATGCAGGTCGTTCGGAAGCTTTGTCTCTTTTGGTGATTGATGAGGCTGCACACGTCGACGGCTTGGAAGAACTGTGGACCGGTCTGTACCCAACGCTTTCAACCGGTGGCCGCTGCATAGCGCTCTCAACTCCAGCAGGTGTTGGTAACTGGTTTCACCAAACATATATTGATGCTGAAGAGCAGATAAACGATTTTCACCCGATAAAATTACAGTGGGATGTTCATCCAGATCGAGACCAGACTTGGTTTGAAAAAGAAACCAGAAACATGTCTCGCCGACAAATCGCACAAGAGCTAGAGTGTAACTTTAATACTTCTGGCGACAGTGTTATAGATCCTGACGATATTGCTTACTTATTGTCAAACTCTCGCGAGCCAAAATATAAAACAGGGTTTGATCGAAACTATTGGATCTGGGAAGAGCGTATTCCTGAAGCAAGTTACCTTTTAGTTGCAGACGTCGCTCGCGGGGATGGCGCCGACAGTTCCGCATTTCACGTAATAAAGCTAGAAACAATGGAAGTTGTTGCAGAATATAAAGGAAAACCTACAATTGATGCGTATTCTAAGATACTATATGATACAGGGGCAGAATATGGAAATTGTCTTTTGGTTGTAGAAAACGTTGGAGTTGGTTATTCGGTATTGGAAAAACTCATGGAATTGAGATACCCAAATATATATTATTCAGTCAAATCAACACATGAATATGTTGAGCAATATCAGGCTGAAGTGATGAGTAACACCGTCGCTGGTTTTACTACTTCTACAAAAACTCGACCATTAGTTATTGCAAAATTGGAAGAGTTCATAAGAAACAAACTAATTAAGATATATTCTAGTAGAACTGTAGAGGAAATTAAGACTTTTATTTGGTATAATGGTAAACCTCAAGCTATGAGGGGTTATTCTGATGACCTAGTTATGGCTCTGGCGATTGGTTGCTGGGTCCGTGACACTGCACTAACGGTTAACCAGAGAGAATTGGAATACCAAAAGGCGTTCTTAACTTCGATACAAACTACCAGTAGGCAGTTGAAAACTACAATTTCCGGCATGCAAGGTCACCAAAAAGATAAAGCTGACAGAATGTCAGAAGAACAGAAGAGAACAATGAAAGAATTTATGTGGGTCTATAAGGGGTAGAAATGGCAGATAACACTAAAAATCCAAGAAACAACCAGTCTGAGCTTTTTCGCAGACTTACCAGATTATTTTCTGGTCCAATAATCAATTATAGAAGCCAATCTGGTCGACGGATCAAAAGACAGCATTTAGATAAGTATTCGAATAAGTTTCAATCAGCTAGTGGTCAGCAGTTTAAGAAAAGCACGTATAATCCCCTAGACAGGATTTCGCACGATGCAATCGCAAACCAGCGCCGCGCCGAAAGATACGTTGATTTTGATCAGATGGAATACATGCCAGAGCTAGCATCGGCCCTTGACATCTATGCTGACGAAATGACTACCGCTTCTGACTTATCTCCAATGATTAAGATTAATTGTGTCAACGAGGAAATCAAGGCTGTTTTAGACACACTGTACACCAACATTCTGAATTTGGATGCTAACTTATTTGGCTGGTGCCGCACGATGTGCAAGTATGGCGACTTCTTTTTATACCTTGACTTGGATGAAAACTTTGGTGTTCGCACCGTATTACCTCTCCCACCTCAAGAGGTAGAGAGAATGGAGGGGCAAGATACAACAAACCCCAACTACGTGCAATATCAGTGGAACTCAGCCGGAATGACATTTGAAAACTGGCAGATTTCTCATTTTAGAATTCTGGGCCACGACAAGTATGCTCCGTATGGCACATCGATTTTAGAACCAGCCCGCCGCATCTGGAGACAACTTACTCTTATCGAAGATGCAATGATGGCATACCGTGTCATTAGATCCCCAGAACGAAGAGTGTTTTATATTGACGTCGGACAGATTAATCCTGCCGACGTTGAACAATATATGCAGAAGATTATTACTCAGATGAAGCGCCATCAAGTTTTAGATGATAAGTCTGGACGCGTCGATCTTCGATACAACCCAATGTCTGTCGAGGAAGATTATTATATTCCAGTCCGTGGTCAGCAATCAAACACTAGAATTGAGAATCTTGCAGGAGGCCAGCACACCACTGCTATCGATGATGTTAAATATTTACGAGACAAACTGTTTTCCGCGCTAAAAATTCCTCAATCTTACCTCACGATGGGCGAAGGGGCAGAAGAAGACAAAACAACCTTGGCTCAAAAGGACATTCGATTTGCAAGGACGATCCAAAGACTCCAGCGCGTTATTATTAGCGAGTTGGAGAAGATCGGTATTGTGCATTTGTACACTTTGGGTTTCCGAGGTGACGACCTGCTAAGCTTTAAGATCGCCTTGAACAATCCATCTCGCATTGCAGAACTACAAGAATTGGAACACTGGAGAACCAAGTTTGAAGTTGCAGGAGGAGCAACAGAAGGTTACTTCTCTAGACGTTGGGTTGCTCAACATCTGTTCTCAATGTCTGAAGAAGAATTCTTACGAAATCAGCGTGAGATTTATTATGATAGAAAATATGATGCTAGCCTGCAAGCTGTCGCAGAAGCTGCAGCCGCCGAAGCCGCTGGTATGGCCGGCGGAGCACCCCCACCGGGTGATCCAATGGCTGCTGGTGCTGAAGGAGATATGGAGATGGATCCGATGGCCGCTGGTGGTGACATGGGAGCCGCACCCGAAGAGATGCCACCCGATGCCGGCGCCGAGCCACCACCCGAGCCTGACACTGGAGATCTCCTTGCAGCCCCACCGGGTTCACGGCCCTCACCAAGAATGCACAAGGGCCCACGAAGTCATAGTCCGAAAAGATATGATCCCGTCGCCGTAGACAATCGCGACATGGGCGCCAGAAAACGTTCCTATAGTAGCATTGGCAAGCCAGAGTTCGGAACATATAGAAGTACAAACTTGGGAGCATCTGAATTACGAACTTTATCAAAAGGCATATTTACTGAACATGCGCCTAATTATACTGACACTGAAGTTTTGCAGGAACATAGGTTGTTTGAAATAAATCACGAAGTAAGGACGCTTATCGATAATTTACAGAAAAACTCGGAGCAATCAAAAGATGAAGATGAAGCATAATAAGAAACGCAACACTGCCATTTTGTATGAAATCTTGACACAGCAGTTTACACAAGCTATTGTTAACAAGGATGTCGGCCGAAAAAATCGTATTGCAAAAACATTGAGAAAATATTTTAGACAAGGTACGGTTCTGGCTGAAGAACTTGAACTCTACAAAACACTGTATGAAACCAAGGGCCTCAACCGGCCTTTATGTGAAAGGTTAGTTATGGAAGTTTCCCGGGCTCATTCATCGATTGATAAGAAGTTGGTATATGAGCAACAGTCTGCGTTAATTAACGAGATTAACCGAGAAATCTCACCGGAAGCATTTAAGACATTTATACCAAATTATAAAAGTTTAGCATCTATCGCACAATTATTTAGTGCAGAAGTGACTATTAAAAGTAAGGTTTTGCTCGAACAAAATTTAATTGAAATCATGTCTGAAACTGTTGATAATAAGAGAGAAGAATTGCTTCCCATTGATAACATTGTTTATAACAAGTTTGTTGAAAAGTTTAATGAGAAATATGGAGATTCCCTTCTTGAAGAACAAAAAGTATTGATCAGTAACTATATTTCATCCTTTGCTGATAATGGTATGAGCCTAAAAGTATACTTAAACGAAGAAATTGGCCGATTAAAGACAGAGGTAAAGACTGCGATGAAGGACTCCATGTTCACAGAAGATCCAGACATGGGACAAAAGATAGAAGATGTGTATTCTTTACTTGAAGAGTCAAATAAGACACAAGTTGATACTGCTTTTGTGGAAAGAATCGCTAAGATCCAATCTTTGGTCAAGGAGATCCGCGACTAATGGCTATTAAAATCAAGATCGGCACAAAGAACAAGCCCGAGCCAGTAACTCGCAAGTTTGAATTAAAGATCCGCAAGTCCCTTGACGGGAACCTAATGATCTTTGATCACGCTGATATTGATATTGTTATTATGCCATCTAAAAAGAAGGTGCTGGCACTGCCAAAAGAGACAATGAGTGACGCGGCTTATGGGGCTCAAAACAGATTGTTTGCACACCTGAAGAGAAAAGGTGTAATTGACCTCGCTTCTATTCAGGGAGGCAACATTTACGGCTCTATGGAGGCAATCATGGCCGAGAGTACCGATGGTCTTGACTCAGTAAAACTGACGTTGTTGAACATTGATAAATTTATTGATGAAGAACGTCCATACTTCGACTTTGTACGCGCCGCTGTTGATCAGGCGGAGGACATGTATACAGATCCTGACGATCTGAATTCCACTGAGCTTGGAGATGTACCGCATGCTGATACTAAGGGCTCGCTTCAGCCCGGCTATGTAAGAGATCCGTATGGGTTATCGCAACTTTATAAGATTTAGAGGTGACGCTTGAGCGTTTTATATGTAATGAACCTGATATGGTTCATCCTATGTGCCTACGGGCTAACACAGATCATTGTATACGGTAGCGTATTTAACAAAGTAAGGCCACCCAAGACATGGCTTGCCGGATTCGGTGAGCTATTTCATTGCCCGATGTGTATGGGATTTTGGGTTGGCGCTTTTTTGTTTTGCATTTCTGGATATACTGAACTATTTACATTTGAACAGAGTATAGCAAACTTTTTTATTTGCGGCTGGGTTTCATCCGGCACTTCATACATAATGAATGTTCTATTCTGCGATAACGGAATGCAACTAGGGGTAAACAGTAAAAATGAAAATCAATAAACAAGAACTTGAGCAGATTATCGCAGAGGAAGTCGCGAACGAATTTCAAGAAAACACCAGCGCATCAAACCTCAAACAAAATATGAGAGGTCAGCAGATGCAGAAGGATGTCGGCGCCGCCGGCATGGGTGGTCGCGAAACAATCGCAAGACTACAAAAGGTAATGGCTGCTATTGGTCAGCAAAAGATGCAGTCAGTGCCAGCCCCAGTAAAGATGGCACTACAAAAATTAGAAGCTGCAATGGGAATTCAAGCTGATGCATCTCCCGAGCCACAACAAGGACAGCAGCAGCAACAAACGGCCCCCGCCGCAGGACAAGGAGTACCGCAATGAAGAATGTTTGGACTAACAAATGGCTTCTACAGCCCGTTCGACGCTGCTGCAAAGGCTCTTAGCTCACGCGGGTAGCGCCCGCCTTATTTCAAGGAGAAACAGATTATGAGTAAATGGTCATCAAGTGACAAGACACAGAAATTATATGAATCTTTTCGCTCTTTCGTACACGAAGACACAGAAGTTATAGAAGAACTGTTTGGCATCGGGGAAGGCGATATTATGGACAAGTTTCACCAAGCTAAGCTCAAAAATGCTGAAAAGGATTTTTATAATGGATTGAGTGACGAAGAGAAAAGTCAGGTTTGGCAAGGGCTTACGGGCCGCTACGGTGAAGAAGATGGTATCGCCATACGCAGATACCTTGACCGACATCGTTTTGCTGGGGAAAGGCGAGAAGCAGATAATACTCCTGATGAATCTGGTATTACGCCAGCGCGCCGCCGCGCCATTGGCCAAGAAGAAGAAGAGAGATATCAATCTCACATGGGTAACCTTGCCAAACAGAAGCAAGGACAAGCACAGTTACGCCATCGACAAGGTAGAGAAAAGGAATCCGATCAACGCCGCACTGATTTTGATGACCCCGGCGCCCGCACCCAGCGGCAGCAAGATCGCCGCGATGACAGTTATCGTAGAGAACGCGAGCGTGGTGGTTATGGCATGGAAGAGTCAAAACTTTATGAGCTTGTCAAACAAATAACATCAGAAGAGATTAGTAAGCAATGAAAAAAGTACTTTTAAGAGAATATTATGAACTGTGCGAGGGGGGCGTGTGCCAAGATCTCCTAACAGAAGATGAAAAGGCATATGTCGCCGATGGCGGGATGATCCTGTCTGGCATTATGCAGAGGGCAGACGCCCAAAACGGCAACGGCCGAGTGTATCCTCATAAAGTACTCATGCGAGAAGTCGAGAATTACAGCAAGTTAGTAAAAGAAAGGCGAGCACTTGGAGAACTAGACCACCCAGAGGATTCTGTGATCAATTTGAAGAATGCTTCCCACATGGTCACGGACGTGTGGTGGGATAACAAGGATGTTATGGGGAAAGTCAAAGTACTCAACACTCCTTCTGGCAAAGTCTTACAAGAGCTAGTAAACAGTGGTGTTAAGCTTGGTATTTCATCCCGGGGCTTAGGTTCTGTGCATGAGGGCACCGGTGGGACGATTGTTGAAGACGACTTTCAGCTTATCTGTTTCGACTTCGTTTCGGAGCCGTCAACAGTTGGTGCCTTTATGATGAAAGAGAACAAGGATCCCAATGTTTTTACTAAGGCTGATAAGGTTAATCGCATTTTAAACGATATTTTGAGAGACAAATGAAAAAAGAAGATTTGAAAGCAGCCCTGAAACCATTAATCAAAGAGTGCATCAAGGAGGTGATTTTTGAAGATGGAGTTCTTTCTTCTGTAATACAAGAAGTAGTAAAAGGAACTTCAGCACAAGTGGTAACAGAGGTGAGCCGAGAAGTGGCCCCTGCGCCGTCACGATCTCAACGCGTCAGCGCAGGGCGCCCTGACCCGGCAGTCGCACTGCAAGAAAGAAAAAAGAAACTATTGGATTCTATTGGCTCTGAAGCTTTCAACGGAGTTAATATTTTTGAAGATACCACCCCGTCAAGAGCCCAGAAGGAACAAAAGGCCGGCTCAGTTGATTTAGGAGACCCCAATGACGCCGGCGTTGACATTGGAGATCTTTTTGCTGCGTCTGGCCAAGCATGGAATACACTATCAAAAGGAATGAAAAAGTAATGGCAGTAAACGTCTCAGTGAAGGCACGTAGAAATGAGCATCCTGAAAAGTTAATTCGTAGATTCATAAAAAAGTGCAAAAAAGAAAAAGTTGTTGAAACTTATCGCCAACGCACAGACTATTATGAAAAACCCTCTGTGAAAAAAAGAAACAAGAGGAGAAGGGCCGAAAGGATGCGAGAGATCGAGCGCCTTAAACGCGAAAAATATCTTAAACGTATCAAATACAGAAGGTAATTGTGGGTTCACAAGGATATCTTCTAGATCGTGTACTATTTATAAAAAGCATACATGTGTAGTGTAACTAGGAGTAATAATAATGTCATTTAAACAACCTTATACAGTGGGCCTTGGTAATGTTGGCTCATATCAGGTCGCCGGCTCGCCGTATCTTACAGGCGCACTCGGCCACAACGCCGCCGAGACCCGAAAAATTGAATTTCAACAAGTAACTAGTCGTATTGTTGTACGACGAATCGATGGAAATGGTTCCGCTGGTGATTTAACAAAGGCTCTAGACGTAAGCTTTACACATCCAGACTTGGGTTCAACCGATGTGGGCTGTCACTTGTGGCATCTCATGAAAGAGGGTGACGAAGTTGAAATGAGAGTTAAGTGCACCGAGTTATATGTGACAACCAACGCTTCAGCCGCTGCCTCATGGCAGCTTTACGCTGAATTAACAAATATTCCTGCCGCTTCTATGTATGCTCTGACGGGTTCTGGACTGACAGAATAGGGGTTTAAACGATGAGCTTTGGCTGGGCATACATTAATTGTGATGACATAGCAGTTTCAACCATGTCGGGACCGACTGGTTCCATTTTGGTTCGGTCCGATACTTTTGCTATTTCAGGTTCGCAGAACTTCATGTTATACCATGAGGATTCTTCAGGCGCGCCCACTCACAATTTATCTCTCACTGGCTCTTTTCGTCAAAGTGGTGATTACAGTGTAACGGGTTCCGTCAATGTGACGGGCACAATGAATGTGCTAGGCCCGGTTAACATGTGGTCGGATTTGGTTGTCGAAGGAAATATTACAGCAAATGCTTTCGACGTTGTACACACGACTAGAACAGATATTGCAGTTTCGGGAAGCACAGAGTTCGGTAACGACAACGCCGATACACACATAATGACCGGCTCATTTACCATCGCCGGTGCGCTTCTTGATCAAGAAGGTGAAGCGCCGTCTTTTAGCGTTACCGCCTCTCACTCAGGCGTAGACGGTCTTCCGCGCGCTTATGTGGGAGTTAGAACAAATCGACCCCCTACTTCTCTAGCTGTTAGTGGAAGCTTTTCAAAACAATATGATTACAACTTGACCGGTGATCTAAACTTAACAAACAACTGCACTGGCTCCATCATAGGCATACGCGAGACCGGTGCGCTGACAGTTACACTCCCAACTGCACATGGTACCCCCGGCCGTATTCTCATTATTAAAGATGAAGGCGGAACGCAACCAAGGTCAAGCGCAAATAAGATTACAGTTAATCCTCAAGGCGGCGAGACGATTGACGATCAAGCCACCTATTATATTATGGGTTCTAGGGCTGCACTGTCTTTGTATGCAGATGGCGTCAATCAGTGGTTCATATTCTAGATTATGACTTCGGGAGGGCGGCATAGATGGGCTACAACTTACTTTCAGGCTCAATTACTCTCAGTCAGACTGGTTCAATTCAGGTCACTGGCTCATTCCGAGGCGCCTTATCCGGCAGGGTAACCGAAAACAGTGATGTTCCCCACACAACTGTATACAGCATTTCAAACGCTGGTACTGATCGGTTAATAACAACAAACGACGGCACAGGGGAATCTTTCAATAGCGAAGAGAGCCTAACATTCAGTTCAGCAGACCAAACTCTTACAGTAGTCGGTCATGACTCTGCTGACACAACAGCAGTTCTTGTAAGTGGTTCTACTTCAAACGATAAGTTATTAAGAGTCAAGAGCAACGCCACTGATAATATTTTATTAGTCGACGGCGCAGGCAAGGTTGGAATTAAAACAGCAGCCCCAATAGCCGCGTTAGACGTAGCCGGCATGGTAGCAATAACATCGGAAAGAAACTCAACCCCAAGTCAACCTTCGGATGGTCAAGGTTACCTTTATACCAAGAATGATGGAAAGTTATACTGGAGATCATATGACATCACCGAAGTTGATTTAACTGTCGGCACCGGTGGGGGTGGCTCTGGTGACGGTATTTTTACCGAGATTGATGCTGACGAAGCATATGTTACAAGCAGTTTAACAATCGGTGCAGATAGTAACCCCACGCATACACTGACATTAATCGGCAATTCACACTTATCAGGTGGAGTATGCCACAAGAGACACCACACGGCCGAAGATTATACAATTACAACGTCGGATTATTACATTGGTGTCGACACATCTTCAAGTGCCGTTAAGTTAACTTTACCTGCAGCAGCTAGTGTGACCAGTGGTCAGACCTTCGTTATTAAAGATGAGGGTGGCGCCGCAAGTACGAATAATGTTACGGTTCACATTTCCGCAGCAGGCAACACTATTGATGGTGGAGAATCTATTCTTTTGGAATCACCATATGCTGCAGTTTCTATTTACAGCAACGGCGCCACTGGTCTCTTCGTTTATTAATGCAACGCCGTGTTGCTTTTTTGTTAAGCAAACTATTTTCATAGTCGCCCTCAAAAACAGCTCTTGACACACTATATACTGGGCACTCTTGAACTGTGTGGAATTATCCGCGAGAACATTAGTGCATCTAAAGCAATATAGATACATTTTTTTGGAGGGTATTAATAATGGCTTATAAATTTCAATTGGGAGCGTTTAGAGCTTCCGGTTCTCTACATGTCGAAGGTGGTGATGCATCCGATGCGTTGTACGTTAGTGGTAGTACACGTCTCGGCGATGCATCAGCTGACGGCATTGAGATCTATGCTGGTGAAACTATATATTTGAACCAGTCAACAACCAAGGTAGCCGGCGGAAACGCAGCTGCTTGGGCAATCGGTGGAACGGGTGGCATGATGCTCACTCTCGACACTTTGCGCACAGGCGCCGCACTTTCGGCTAGTGTCGATACAAGATTCGTTCAGAAGATCACTGTCCAAGATGACATGATTGGTCTGAAGGACTTCTTCTTGTCGGGTTCTGCTTATGTCGCGCAGGGCCAGAAAGTATACTTGGATACCGATAAGGATTCCGGTATATTTGCAAATGGCGATGATGATGTTCGTTTGTTCGCTGGCGGACAAAAGGGTGTCAAGATTACAGCTACCACTGCTCAGCTTGGTGCTGATAGCGCTCACGCTGTAACCATCGATTCTCGCGGCGGTGACGGTATTCTTAAAATTAAGGATAACGATGCCGATTCGTTCAAGATTCAAGACGGCGGCAGTCAAGATTACATGACCTTTGATTCACAAAACTCAGGTCCAAAAGTAATCTTTAACTCTAATGTTTCTGCTTCGTTAGAAATTGAGAGTAACTTGTTCAAGTCACAGCAAATGACAATTCCTTATGATGGCACCGGTGGTGCGGAAGGTCATCTTAAGCTTGGTGCTGGCAGCGACATGCAGTTGGCTGTATTCAGTGATCATGCTTACATCATGAACAACACTACAGATAAAGATATCGTCTTCCAGATCAAAGATGGCGGCACTAACGCCACTGTTGCTCACGTCGACGGTGCTGATTCTACATTCGACATTGATGTTCACAATGGTAGCAACAAGGGCTTAGCCCTCGGCGGTACTCTTGTTACATCAACCGCTGCAGAACTTAATGTTCTAGACGGTATCCCGAACACGCTTTCAGCTACTGAGCTTGGATATGTTGATGGTGTTACTAGTGCAATTCAGACACAGCTTGACGGCAAGTCACCTGTTGCTGGTCACTCTAGCATCGCAACTGTTGGTACTCTTGGCGCCGGTTCGATTGATACCGGCTTCGGAAACATCGACAACGGCACAAGCAACATCACCTCTGGTGGTCAGTGGAAAGTCGACGTTGATTTGGGTGCCGCGCCTAGCACATCCCAGACTGTCTCCGGTCAAGCTGGTGCCATCACCTTTGGTGCTGGTGCTGACGCTGGTATCGGTGTTCATAGTGATCACCTTTATATCGAAAACAACGTCGATACAAAAGGTATTGTCTTCAAGGCTCACGACGGCTCAGAGCAGGCCCAAATCGCCACAATCGACGGTTCGGGAATGTCCATTGAGGATGATAAGGGTATTGTCTTCGGTTCAGATGACGACGTTTCTGTCAAGTATGACGAAGCGACTTCTAATACTCTTTTGTTCACGCAAAACGTAGAAAATGCAGCTTTGGCTATCACCTACGCTGCAGATCAACATGATGATGCAGGTGATGCATGGGCAATGCACATTGCTGCCACTGGTGGTAAGAAGTCATGGATGAACGACGTTGCCTCAAAGGGTGTGATGGTCGAGCACTTCTCAATTACACCAAACTCAACCGTAGCTAACTCAACAGCGGCCTTTGCTGGTCACGTTACAGTTGGTCACGACTTGACAGTTACTGGTGATTTGTTGATTTCTGGAGATACCACAACAGTCAACACAACCAACATGCTTGTGAAAGATTCGCTTGTTGGTCTTAATGAAGGTGCTGGCTCTAACGCTAACGACTGCGGTTTCATCATTGAGCGTGGCTCAACTGGTAACAATGCTGCATTCATTTGGGACGAGTCTGAAGACAAGTTCACAATGGGTACGACAACTGCCACCCCTGATGCCACTGGTAACTTAACTGTCGCTGCTGGTACACTCGTTGCAAACCTTGAAGGTGACGTAACAGGTAAATCCAGTAAAGTTACTGTTTCTGACAGTACCGCAAACACTGCGTTCCCTGTCGTTTTCCACGATGAGTCTGATGCTCTGTTGGATGACACTGGTGCTTTGACATATAACCCAAGTAGTGGCGTGCTCACTGCGGGTGCATTTTCTGGCCCAATGTCTTTGACAGTTGATACACAAGCCAATGGCTCAATCAACTTGTCATCCGCTAGCGGAAAGTATGTTGTTGTTACGGATGCTCTTGCAGCAGACAGAACAACTACACTCCCGCCAGCACCTACAGTTGGTGATCAAATTGACGTCAAGCTTCATGAAGCTGCCGGTTACAAACTCAAGATTGAGAAGGGTTCAACCAGTCATCGAATCGATGGTGGTGACTCAATTATTCTTGAATCGGACTATGCTGCTGTTAAGCTAGTTTACGTCGCCGCTAACGATTGGAGAGTCTTCTAAGATATTATCTTGGAATTCTATTCCTCAAACTTTGGGGGCCCTCTTCGGGGGGCTCCCTTTTTATTTGGAATATTCCAAAAGAATCTACTATTTATAAAAGACCCCCACAGATATATAATGGAAGGTATCTAGATGTCATATAACATTTTATCGGGCAGCGTCGAATTTGTCGGCGATCAACTCGGTCTCACAGAAAACCTAGTCAATACGCACGCAACACAAACAATTGCCGGCGCTAAAACTTTTACAAACATCACAGCCTCGTCAGAGGGTGATGGCACTGTCGGCTTGAAAGTCAACGGAACACTTGATGTTGACGGAGATCTTACTGCAGACGGTGATGTTTCCGCAGCGCAATATGTCAAACATTACGGAGATCCAGATACAAATCTAGAATTTGGCGCTGATGAGCTTACCCTTAATGCTGGTGGCCAAATGCTTTTTAATGCCCAATCCGGTGGCCCTATTAGCATTAACGGCGACGGAAGCCCGGGTAGTAACGGGGATCTTGATTTTGTTGTTTATTCGAATAACACCAGTTATGGAATGAAGCTTGACGCAAACAACAAATCTGTTGTGATAGGGTGGCTCGGCAATCCAACATTCAACAGATCCGATGTACTGGTTAACATTACAAGCTCATACCACACAGGCTCTCTCCTTTCAGTGGGCGATGGTAAAAATCCAATCCTAGCCATTTCAGGGTCTAGTGATTTTGACACCCAAAGCGCCAGAATAGTAATTACTGGCAGTGTTTTAGTTGGAGGCAGACACGGCTCTACACAAGAAACAGCATATGCTGGCGGAAATATTATCGCTGAAGGTATTATTACAGGTTCGCAAGGATTAAGAGGAGAACTTCTCAGCGCCGGCTTCGGTCTGACCAATACGGATCAAAGTGGAGAAAAGAAGCTGCAAGTTCATGCCGGCACCGGCATTAATGTTAGTGCCAATGGTGTGGCTGTTGACGTCAACGGACTTGCCGATGTTGGTTCCGTCAATACCAGTACCTCAAACCAAGATTTCTTCTGTGTATCTGATTATAATGGTGGCACCTACGTCACACGCAAAATGGGAGTAGGAGATCTGCTCGGTAACACAGTTGGCACGGCCGCAAACCTTGGTACTGGTGCACAAGTTTACAAGACAACAACAAGTCGGGAACTGAAATTTAGAAAAATTCAAGGTACAAGCCCTATCACTGTTACCGAAAACACTGATGATATATCTGTATCGCTTGCCGCCATCGGAAGTGTTGGTCAGATATTACACCATGCGCCGGGAGGCTCCAATTCGGGCACTCCTATGATTACTGTTGATAACTCCACCGGTACCGGTATGATGGATATGGGTGGTGGCACAGTCCATCTAGGAGGAATCGCCGCAGAAGTTAATGTTACAGGAGCGCTTGCAGTCAAAGGAACGAATAACGACTTGGACGGCGATGCACACACTCAAGGCGATGCCACATTATTTACTGTTTCTGGACATACCAATAACAACATTCTTATAGTGACAGGCTCCAACATGGTTGGTATTGGAGGTGTTACCGCTCCCCAAGCCACTCTTGATGTAAAGGGTATAATCGCCATATCAAACGAAGAATCCAGTACCCCCTCGCAACCGCCTGATGGAAACGGACTTTTATATACTAAGACCGATGGAAAGTTATACTGGCGTTCTTACGATCTTGGCGAAACAGACCTTACAGTCGGCAACGCCGGCGGAGCCAACGGCGAAATTCTATATAACCTTTCCGGCGCCCTTGAAGGTCACGGAACGTACAAAATGGTCACCCGCAACACGCCGGGCCAAACAGAAGTTTACCTTACAGGAACAATGCATGCTCAAAATATTGAGATTGCACAAGAAGCAGAGATTTATGAAGCTGACTGTCAGCAGTTAACAGCTTCAGCAGCCCATCTAAACGGCGGCGTTCGACTTTACTCAACAGCAAAAACAGCAAACTACAATCTTCAGTCACAAGATAGAATTGTTATTTTCAATACAAATACCAATGTTACGGCCACACTGCCTGACATTGTTAGTGCAAATGTTGGTCAAGTATACACTATTAAAAATGTCAATGCCGGTGAAGTACACATCACTGGCTCAAACCCGGGCGAAGAGCAATTGATTGACGGGATCCAATACTTGGTTCTTTCATCATCGGCTGTTGGTAACGGTCCATATTTGACAGTAACGAGTTATTCAACGGGAGCCGGCTATGGTTGGGCAGTTATTGCTAGACAACTTTCTACGGATTCACATTGACAACACTTAAACTAAAACTGGTAAGCAAAAATGTCATTTACTGTTTTTGCTTACTAATTAACATATGAAAAAATATTTTTTATTAGGAGTACCCTTATGTCTTCATTGTTAGAACAGGCAATCATCGATGCGACCGCACTTAAAGAGGCTGCGTTGAAAAATGCCGAAGCTGCCGTTCTGGAAAAGTATGCCCCAGAAGTAAAGAAAGCTGTCGAAGCACTTTTAGAGCAGCCTGAAGATCCAATGGCCGACCCAATGGCCGACCCAATGGCTGCAGCCCCGCTCCCCGAGCCCGGTATGGAAACTGATGTTGATGCAGATCTCGCTGCAACCGAAGGTGAAGATATGTGCCCTTGTCCCGATGAGGATGAATCTACTGAGCTAGATATCGACTTTTCAGAACTTTCAAAACTCGCTAGTCCAGATGCCGCTGGAGGAGACTCCGCTGCGTTGGCTGATGAATTACCAGATCTTAATGTTAATGAGCAAGTTGATATTTCGGATGATATTCTCGACGCTATCCTTAGCGAAATCGGATCCGACTGCGCATCAGACGATGAAGAAGACGCTCTTGAAGAAGGAGGCGATCCCTGCGCAAGCGCCAAAACTCAGGAAGAGTATGATGAATGTAGTCAGCGCATGCAGTATGACATGGGCCAAAAACACGAAGGAATCGATGAAGATGCTATCGCCGACATCGTTGAAAAGATGGTGGTTGATATGGCATCTAGAAAAACTGGATGGCTAGGTGTTTCGGAGGGTGATATGAACCACGAAGCTGAGCTTGAATTAGCTCGCCGCCAGTCAACAGAATTTAAAGAGGATAATGAGGCACTTAAAAAAGCCACTGCAGATTTGCAGGAGAAGCTAGCCCGTTATGAAAGTACTCTTAGCGAATTAAAGAACAAATTAGATGAAACCAATCTTACTAATGCAAGATTGTTTTACGCGAACCGCGTTTTGAAAAGTGGCTCCTTGAATGAGCGGCAAAAAAATAAAATTGTCAATGCTGTTTCAAAAGCAGGTTCAGTTAAAGAAGCGAAGGTCATTTATGAGACACTTCAAGACACAGTGGGCTCCTCGCCGGATCGCCGAGGACCACAGTCGCTGCGTGAAGCTGTTACAAGACCATCTTCTATTATGTCTCTACGGGAAAACCGTAACAGACATGAAAACGCTGATCCAGTTTCTGAGAGAATGCAAATTCTCGCAGGCATTAAAAAATAACATAACATTCAAGGAGAAAATATAACATGTCTATTTTAAACAAATTAACTGAAGGCATCGTTGAGCGCGATCTCTCTAGAGAGTCGCATGCCCTGCTTACTAAGTGGGAACGCACTGGTCTTCTTGAAGGTCTGACCAACGACCGCGACCGTACTTCCATGTCTCGTCTCTTAGAGAACCAAGCCAAGGAATTACTTCGTGAGGCAACCAGCATGAGTGCTGGTGACGTTGAGGGTTTTGCAGCTGTTGCATTCCCAATCGTTCGCCGTGTCTTTGCGGGTCTTATTGCTAACGAGCTTGTCTCGGTACAGCCAATGAGCCTCCCTTCCGGTCTGATCTTCTTCCTAGACTTCAAGTTCAGCCCCAACATTGCAGATGCAAACGACCTCTCGACAGATACTCGTATCGACGGCCTTTTTGGACAAGATAATGATAAGTCCATTTATGGTACAGACAGGGTAGGTAGCCAGATTACTGGTGGTGTCAACCTCGTCGGTACTCACGGTGAAGACCAGTCCGGTCCTCGCACAACTGTTGGTTACGCCTATGGCGGCGCCTCCGGTTCTGCCACACTTGGTAACGCTGACACAGCCACAGTGCACGTTCGTGACTCGTTCACGTTGAACAACATCACTGAAGCGCAGAAGAAGCTGATCATGTATGATCCTGATCTTCTTGCTCTTTCGGGTTCTGGCACTGATGCTGCTGTTGCAGTTCTTTCGGTAGTTAAGAGCATCCTTACTAGTTCTGCTGGTTCGGAAGCTGACTTCGATAACCTTGGTGCGTTCAGCCTTCACGATATGAGCAACGCAACTGGTATTGGCTCTAGCGCTAAGCAAGTTCGTCGTCTCACTCGTATGCAGATCGATTCTGAGACCACTTCGGAACGCGTTCTTTTCACCATTACAGGTGTCAACGCGGCCGCTGGTGTTCTTCAGAGTTCTGTTGCATCTTCGGGCTCAGCCCTTGGTGCCGATGGCTCTCACGTCACTGTTCGTTTCCCGATCCGTGACCAGCTTACTCAGTCCGATGCTCTCGGCGCTGTTGTTGGTGCAACCCCGTGGGGTCTCGAAAACGAGGCGTCGATCCCCGAAATCGACATTCAGGTCGACAGCATTGCTGTTACCGCACAAACCAAGAAGCTCAAGGCCAAGTGGACGCCAGAGTTGGGACAGGATCTTAATGCCTATCACAACCTTGACGCCGAGGTCGAGTTGACCAGCATTCTCTCTGAGCAAATTGCTCTTGAGATTGATCGCGAGATCCTTGCTGACTTGGTTCGCGGTGCAACCGCTGCAACATACTACTGGGCTCGTTCCCCCGGTATGTTCCTGAACCGTGAAACTGGCCTTGAGGTTGGTGCTAGCTCTGCTGCCCCTGACTTCACCGGTACTGTTTCCGAGTGGTATGAGACTCTTGTCGAAACCATTAACGACGTATCTGCTCAGATCCATCGTAAAACTCTCCGTGGTGGAGCGAACTTCATTGTGTGTTCACCTGAAGCCGCTAACATCCTTGAGTTTACCGCTGGATTCCGTGCGAGCGTCACAGCCGATGACGAGCGTGGCACCGTTGGTGCTGTTAAGGTTGGCTCTCTGTCCAAGAAGTGGGACATCCATGTGGATCCTTACTTCCCGCGTCAGGTCGTCCTTGTCGGTCGTAGAGGTGGATCGTTCCTCGAAAGTGGATACGTTTACGCCCCATACGTCCCGCTGCAAGTCACTCCCACTATCTTTGGACCAGAAGATTTCGTGCCCCGTAAGGGAGTCATGACTCGTTATGCCAAGAAGATGGTGCGTCCTGATATGTACGGCTTAGTCGTCATTCGCGGCATGGTTGGAGAGTCTGGTGCTACTAGCTAGTAGTTAGACACTTCATAGTCAAAAATTAAAAGCCCTCTTTCTTCGGGAAGAGGGCTTTTGTTTTGTTCTCAGACTACTTAGAGTCGAGTCTCATAGTGGGGCTCAGTCCAAGTTATTACGCATATTAAAAATGCGGCCGTAATTTTACGGCGACACGATTACAAATGGAGGGTTTTTAACATGGGAAGTAAAAGAGTAGGTATGGCTAGAGTTAAATCTCTAATCAACGCAAACAACAATGCGCTACAGGTGCGAAAGAAATTAATTAAATCGGTCACTGCGTCAGCATCACTGGCTGCAGCGGATTCAGGCAAACTTATTGTCTTGAACGCCGCCGACGCCGGCAGCACAGCAGTTACGGTAACTTTGCCGGCTGCGACTGGAAGCGGTCGATACTACAGAATTGTGGTGGGCACAGTTAACGCAATGGCAGCTGGATATAAAATTCAAGTTGCTGATTCAACAGATACTATTGATGGTGT